ATAACAGTGGTTTCGGTAGTGAAGTTCTTCATCATGTAGCTGAAGAAGTTATCTACTTGGTCGTGCCATTTCTTGCTGTCTTCACGTCCAAACTTGTTCAGTGATTCAACGAGCTCATAGCAGAGTCCAACTGCAAGGCTGTACATGGCCGAAATTTCTTTGATCTCGAGATCCTTTTCACGACCTTCGAGAATGTCAACGGGCTTAGGCAGTTTACCTGACAGTTTACGATGTGCCATAAACTTAGCAGCAAGACCTTCGCCAACTGTACCTGCGATAAGAATGTTAAGCTCGTCGGGCGAGCAGTCCTCGTCTTTGAGCAGTTCGCTGACAAAGAACCACGAACGCGGAGTAGCGAACGAGCGGTTGGACGACTTGGGATTAAAGTCGTAAAGGTCCTGCTTGGCAAACGAAAGATAGCCAACTACGTCACGATGAATCTTGTTAGCAGTAGCCCACTCTTCCCAGCTAGGGAAGTCTACTCGCATTTCAAAGTGAACGAAACGGTTAGCCAGCGGAGCGGGCATACGGAAAGTAACGCCTTTGTCGCTTTCGCGGTTACCGGCAGCAATTAGAACTACGTTGTCGGGCAGAACATATTTGCCCACACGACGGTTCAGAATTAGCTGATAGGCAGTGGCCTGAACACTGGGACTGGCTGAGTTCAGCTCGTCAAGGAACAGACAAACCATTGGGTATTGTGCTGCAAATTCTTCGTCGGGAAGATCGATCGGGGGAGCCCAATCCATCTTGTTCAGCTCTTTATTGTAATAAGGAATGCCACGAATGTCAGTGGGTTCCATCTGTGCAAGACGAAGGTCAATAAAAGCACCGCCCAAATCGTTGGCGATACCTGCAACTAGTTCACTTTTGCCGATACCGGGAGGACCCCACAGGAACACCGGACGCTGAGTTTTGAAGCATTTGATAATTGCACGACGAGCTTCACGGGCAGTAACCGTGAGCGTTTGGCTAACTGATGACGACATTGTAAATCTCCTTGGAAAGTTTTATTACAGTTTCAAAATTATATGACAATAAAAAATACTTGTCAACCGTTGTTTAAAAACAACAAATTAGCCCAAACCGTCGATGTTGTTATTAGACAACGCTAGAAATACACTGTCTGCTTGACTATAAAGAAAGATTTCGGTGCTACCTTTGATAAAAAACGGACCTTGACAATAGTTAACCAATTTGATTAACTTTCTATTATTTAACGGTTCGGGCATCACAATATGGTAGCAAAAAAGCCTAAGGTTATTCTTTAAATATTGGTGACCTTTGTAACTAAGACGTAAGTCTTTTTTGGAAGGATGCCACCACCATTCACGTGATTCTAATCTTAGTTGAGCAGCAGAAATACCGTATTCTTGTGCTAAAGGTACGAGACTTTCAACTAGATCCGTTTTTATTCCGTTGAAGTTGACAGTGGTGGAAATATCTGCTCTCCTTGATTAAGCAGGACCACTGTAAATTTATTAGTTTTATGATGTGAATTTAGTTTTTTAGCAAGATTAATTGCATGACCCGGATTGGCAAAAGCAGTTTTCTTATAACGTGGTCCAGGATAACTAACCAATAAATTTTGATTTCTAAGATTAATAGGATGTCCTTCGTAATAGACTGCCCAGATACCTTGGCTACTCAGAATCTGTTCACTGATGTAGGTTTTTTTGTCTACAGACTCAATGAGTATATCGGGCTTAGGCCTGCTCATTTGAAACCCGGACTTGCAACTTCGATTTGAATCGTATCAGATCTTTCTAAAAGTTTGGCTTGAAGATCTGTGACCAGTAAGAGCAAATCCATGACGTCGGATTCGATGTTTCTTGCTTCCGCCGGAGTTAGCGTTAGTGATTTGCTTTGTGTTTGGTTCATAACACGAACCTTTTCGCAAAACTTACTGAGACTAGGTGTTAGAGATTTTGGCATTGGCAGCTTCTTGCTCGGACTTAAACGGTCCCTCAAAACTAATTCTATTTATAAAGATATACTTGGGACAAAAAACAATCTTGCCTTCCATAACGTAATAACCTGCGGCATAAAAACACTTGCTCTTTTTAGTTTCTGTATATAAAGGAACACGATGTCTAATGTCCCAAACACCGTTATGTGGCTGTACTTGACAAGGATAACCATAGACTTCTTGCTCTTTGGTTTTACTTGTTTTAGGCAATGGACGATCGAAATTTACATTATAATGATTTTTAAGAACATCAATACTAGGGAATTGCTGTCTTTGTTCGTTGTTGACCCAGGCAATACCTTCGGTGTGTTTTTGTATAGTGGCAACTTTTTTGCCTGATTCTTCTACGATCCAAAATTTGTTTTTTACAACTGGGCGAGCTATCATTGATTGTTCCTTTTCTTTATCCAATTAAGCACTTCTGTTACTTGATAAGATTTGCGTTCTTTACGTGCAAATATAAGATCTATTTTATGAAAATGCATCTCACTGGGCAAGTCTCCTTCAAAGGTATCTTGTCCTTCAAAGCAATAATTTTTTTCCGCTTCGTGTTGGCTGCGTATAGCAATGTCTCTGACTTTGGGAGTAGGAGCAATATGAAAACAGTATTTGCCAATTAAACACAGCAACATGGGTTCAGTGAGACCTATGCCTTTCCACCAATATAGATGAGGATCCGATCCTTCTACGTAGATCGGTGTGGGACTAATTAAACTCCAAGTGTATTCAGGAGTCGTAATCGGTTGAGTTAGAGAAATTGTTCTCAAGGTCAGGAGTTTGTTGAAGTCTTTCAATTAGGTCCACCGTGGGTCGATAGCCATAGATCCAGTATTTGAATAATCTCTTAACAGCCATGTCAGAGCGTATACGATCCATATCCAGAATTTTGTTTTCTACGTGATCAATTGTAGAAGGATGATTAGTATACCATTGCGTTCCGTCTGTGGCTAATTTGCAGGCAGTGATATCAAAATGATCTAACAGTGCATCCACTGAATCAAAAAAATGTGTTTTAATTAATTGTATGTGCCATTGATCATATTTGAATGTGTAAGCATTGTCGCTAGAAAATATCAAACTGCAATTCTTAATGTTATTTGAATCTAGTTCAAAATCTGATAATGCAGCCTTTTGAAAAAAGTCTAGCAGAGTTTGAAATTGTCTTTCGTTCTTAAAAAATACATCAACATCGTGTGATCCCACAGTTGATTTATTGAACCACTGTAGCACTGCTCCGCCGGCAATCCAGGGACCATTAACAAGATCGGGCTTAATAAGTTGCAGTAGATAAGCATCAATCTTGGGCAGATTGAGGGTATCTTGCTGAGAGAATGTCTGCATATTGTTGTGCCTGTTCGCTGATTTTGGTTAGATTATGACGACCACAGAACTTCATAAAATGCAAGCCAACCTGTGGTGTGTTACGGGGTTTTGCTGCTGCTTGAACAGTGTGTGTGATCTGTTCTCGAACATTGTCGGGTTGTCGTGTCAGATCACAGAGCAAACGATTGAGATTGTAATCATCCAATACACGATGCTCGGTGCCGTCGTGGTGTTGAAATTTTTGTAGCATTAAATTGTTCCAATTAAATCCTTTGCTATGTCGATCTGCATAGGCTTCAAGTAATCCGACTTTGTTTTTAGTGCCTTTGGTTCTAACACCTGGATAGGCACTGAAGATGTTATCGCTGGTATCACCACGCATACACTTTTCAAACAACAGCCATTCGGGGTCGGGTGCCCCTTTGACTTCTTTGGTTTTTTTATCTACCACAGGCTTCCCTCTTTCGTCGAAGTAGCCTTGTAAGTTGATAATGTGCCCGGCTACACCGTTGTACTGCTCGACGTTTTCTGCAAGAAGTTGTGAAAAGTCTCCGTCGGTACTGACAATAACGTGATGATCCTTGGGATGATTTTGAATCCAACCAGCAATCAAATCGTCAGCTTCGAGATTGGGGTGTTGTAGAATTGTGCAATTGGTCTTGTTAATAAAGAATTCTTTGAGCTGATCCAGTGTTTCCCAGAATGCACGATCTTCATCGGCTTCTTTAGGACTAAGTGCAGCACGGGCTTCATGTCTTTGTGCTTTATATGCTGGATAATAATCACGACGCCAACTACGGCCTTCTAGTGCAATAATTACATGATCGCCTTTAAGCAATCTCCAACACTTATTAATACTGGCCAATGTGGTATGTACGGCCATACCCAATCGATCATCTAAGTCGGCTGCACGACTGGCAGTATGCCGACCACGAAAGAAAAGATTGGTAAAATCAACAAGCAGAAAGCGAGACATTGGCACTCCGTAAATTATAGGGTATGGCCAATTATAACAGGGTTTTTAATTGTTGTCAACTAAATTCAGAACGGCCATTTCCGATATCCTTTTTACTGGTAGGACGTCGGTCTGGGTCGGCCATCTCTTGTTCGAAAGTTTCTAATACTATGTTACGACAAACTGCAGTAAACCATTGATCTACAATTTGTTGATCGGTTTTTCCACGAAATCCTGCTTTGACTAGCCTAGCAACAAATACATCATTCCAATCGAGTTCTACGGCACCATTGCCTAGATTATTTGGATCTAATTCCAAATTTACAATCTGTATCCAAGGTTCGCCACGCTGCGTAGCTAAATCTTTTGGGCTAACTTGTTGGGACAGTTCAACTTTGGGTTTTCGTGGTGCCCGCGGTTTTTTAGGCTTAGCTGGTTGTGGTTCAGCGATCGGTGCTTTTTCTGCAGGAGCTTCCTCGGGTTTTGCTTTTTTGAACAAGTTAAACATAGAAATATTTACCAATTAGAAACATCAGTAATATCGATTTTTTCTGCTGGACCAATTTGGATCGTCATTTCTGGACCAATTCCGTTGTTATGTGCAATTTCAATTTTTAATTGATCTAGCTTGTATTTTTCAACAGCTTCGGCAATAAGCCAGATTTGTTTCTTTGTTAAAATAATTGAGTTCATTCTTTTTTACCTAATATTGTCGAACCATCGTTGGAAATTCCTAATATTTTTGGACTATAATCTAGAACATGATCTTCGCCGCGATGATAAAAATATGCTTCTGCATCAACGATTTTTATTTTTAAATCTTGATGTGCAATAGTGTAATCACAAAAATCACCTAGCTCGTCATACAATCTAAACAATGTTTCACCGTCGATTGTTTTAATTAAAAATCCTTCAACATCGGCAGCTGATTTTCCTTCTGCCAACAATCCAAAATGGTCAAATAATTGTTCGCCTAGCCATTCGCCGTGATAGTCTTTTTCGCACATTACATCGATAGACTCAGATAAGAAGTTTTGAATAAATTGTTCGAAACTTTTTTCTTGTTCTGGATCAATATGTAGATTAGATTTTTCTAATATACGTTTAATGTTTTCATTCATAATAGTTTCACTTTAAACCTACAAAAGCATCAGCAGCAATTACATATCTAGGCAATTCGGAATCTATCTGTACTGCTCGATGTGGCATCCCACCCGGAAAAATACTCCAACAATTCAGATCATTGGTTACAATAACATCTCTGGATGCTCCAAGAGTGATGCCTTTGATGTCACCAAATTCAGTTCCCACTGTATCCTCGCTATCGTTGGGCAATTTTAAGTAATAAACACCACTTAAATAGGATGGTCGG